CCGCACAAGCAGCAGGACCACCGTCTCCACAAGAACGAGCACGAACACGAGCAGCAGCACCACCACCACCACCGCAGAAGAAAAGGAACAAGAAAAAAAAGTATAAAAATATTGAAGCACTTTCACCAGGCCTGTCGAGTGACAGCACCGCCGGATGACGACGAAGTAGAAGAGAAGTGAAGCCATAACAAGAATTACAAGAATAAACTTATCAATACATCTAATGGTAGTGATCCATATTCTAATACCTTTTTGTGAAAATCTTTAGAACGACCTTTAAATTTTTGTTTTAAATCTAATATGACACGTTCACCTATTTTATATGATAATGCTTGTGTAGGAATAGAAATATATCTTAATAATTGATTATGTATTTGAGTATCTGATTCAAAACAGTATTTCCTATAATATTTAAATGTTCTATGATATGACCACCCATAATAATGTATCCCAGTATCAACAACTAATCTTAAAGCTCGTATCATCTCTAACATTAATTTTCCATAATAGCTTTCATAGGTTTTGTATTTACCTAAATTTTCGCAATATAAAGCCCATCCTTCTTGATAAGCATCATTTGTAGCGATTTTTATAAATAATGGTATGTTTGGATTTTCATTTACGTATGTTAATTGATAGTGATGTCCTGGATTAGCTTCGTGTAATGTCAATGATTCGACTTCCATATGATTATTTTCTTTTATATTTCGTAAATTTATGTAAAATTTACCTTTTCGTTTCATCTCTAAATCTCCAGGCATATAATAGGCTTCTGCTGAAAATTTTTCATTATATTGTGGAACTGGTATAATTTCACATTTACTTTTAACGCTATCATAAAATTGTGTTTTCATTATAGAGCGGTTAATTGATGCTAACTGTTTTTTATACGTCATTAACAAATCATGTTTTGATCTGAAATTCATATCACGTCGTTTATTCAAATGTTTATTAAACTCTATTAAGGTGCCATTAAAATTAAGTTTGTTTTTTATGGTGTGCATCATTTCGTAAATACGTTTAACTTCTTGAACCCCATAATTATGTATTTTTTCAACTGTAATATCAGATAATGTAGTAGATGACTTTACTAAAAATTTATATTCTTTTTTTCCTTTTGGTAATCCACACATCCCAATAGTTGTTCTACAGGTGTTTAAATATTCCTTTTTCAAAAATACAATGAGTCGTGTTAATGATGGGCTAAAAATAGATTCGCATTGTTCATTAAAATCAAAATCTAATTTAATTTTTATAGAATTATTAAGGTATGTTTTAGTTGACAACAATGCTTCTAATTGTTCGATTAATTTAATACAAATTATTTTTGGCATCGTGTAGCATTTTTTTATTCCTTGTTTCATATTATCAATTACTGACTGTACGATATCATCAAAAATTTGTATTTTTTCTATAAAATTAACATAATCTTGCTTAACCTTAAATATATAAACACCTTCACCATTAGCCATTTCTAATATAGATGCTAACAAATTATCTTGATGATTTATTGGGGTTAAGTCATAGTTATATTTATATGATTCTAAAGCCTCGTCACACATGTATAATAGTGTTTTATCATATACATTTTTTCTTTTTTTTTTAGATATTAAGTCTAAATATTTTTTGTATAGTTCTTTTTGCTTTTTAATATGGGATTTATCAAATGGGTTTTCTAATTTAGTTTGTAAATGTTTGTATTTATCTAAATTCAAAAAATCATTCAAAGAAGGGAACAACTCCATTAATTCATCAAAATAATTATCATATATATTCATTATAATAATGACATATAAAAATATTATTTTTAATATATTTAAATACAAATTGTGTATTAACTGTAATGAAAAAAGTAAATTATAGTTACGATAAAATTACACAATTAATAAAGGACAATGCCCACAAAATTAATAATTATAACCCAGATTATATTATAGCAATTGGAGGTGGTGGATTGATCCCAGCGCGTTTGATAAGAAATTATGTAAAAAAACCATTATATGTCGTAACATTATCACTTTATGATGATGATAAAATTAAAGATACTGTAGAAATTATACAATGGATAGATAATGATTTATCTGAAAAAAAAATAATGATCGTCGATGAAGTTGATGATACTCGTAAAACATTAGATTTTTGTATTAAACGATTTAAATTAATAAATAATGCTAAAAATATTGGGATATTTGTGTTACAAAATAAAATTAAAGAAAAACTTGGGCAATTGGATGACGATATTAAGTATATCAGTTGTGAAAATGTTCAAGATGACTGGATTGTTTATCCATGGGATTTGTAAATAATTGTATATTGTAATCCAATCCATAATAGTAATACAGTAGAAATAACTATATATTTATTATAATGTTGTTTTAATAATAAAATAGTTATAAATACACACACTATTGATATTAAGTATACGTAAATAACATTTTTATAATGAGATACAAGATTACTATTTTTTTGTATAACATAGCCGCAAATTATACTCAATGGTAATAAAGATATAATAGCTGATAGTGCTGTATTTTCTATTATATTAGCAGTATAATAAATTCCAGATAATAAAATTCCACCAAGTATAAAAATAATAATTAAATTCATATAATTAAGTATCAAAATAATTATATTAATTTAGTATACTTTGTATGTATTGGAATTGTTGGTATATTCATGTTATGTTGTGATATCTCTGGATATTTTACTTTCAAAAAAAGAAACAATTTAACGATAACAAACCCTAATACAATACCAATAAATAAAAATAATACATTATATTTATAATAACAATGTTCTAAACATGGTCCTTGATAATTCATATAATATAATTATATATTAATCTTGTTTTATACTTTTCTTTTTTAACCAACTCATTAAAATGAGGTCATCTTTTATTATGAAAAATAACAGTATGCCATATATAAAGTAGTGAATATTAAATATTTGGTTGTATATTCTGGACGTATACATAACTAAATGTATTGACCAATTTATACAACAACATACTAAATATATATAGTATGCTGATATACGATTGTACTCTATTATTGTATTAATATGGATTTGTGATGATTTATTTTCTAAAAATCTGATTCCTAAATACATATTTACTAAAAATGTATAACTTGATAATATTGTATAAATAAATAGCAATTTTCCTACATTTTGTATATCATTGAAATCAACATTTAATGTATATAATAATAGAAAACTAGTTATTTTATGATGAATTTCAGTTGTTTTTGGTAAGTCAGGTACTAACAGTAATGCTAATATATCATTTGCTACATACAAAGAAGCATAATAATTTATAACAGCCATGTCAAAGTGGTTATTTTTAACAAATGTAATAAAATCTATTGTGCTATATAATGATATATAAGCTAATAATATTGATTTTACTATATTTTTAACCATATAAATCTGTCGGCTGTATTGAAATAGTTGGAAATTACTATTGAATGTTAGTCCTATATAAACAAATAAATAATAACAAAGAACGCGAATCAATACACATAAAACATCAACATATACCCACATATAATAATACAATAATTATTTTATACTTAAATAAATAAATAATTATTTTATACTTAAATAAATAAATAATTAAATTATAATATTATTCTGTTTCTCGTTTTCTTACATAATTTGGATGTCTTGGTTTTCCTTGTGGTTTTGTTTCACCAGAATAAGAGAATGTTATAGTAGTTCCAATTGGGTGTGATTTCAAATAGTTTGCTCGTACCGTATCATCCATTCCAGATACATCAAATTCAACAACTCTTCCATCATCTTTATGCCATCTACATTTAAATGCTCCTAACATGTCTTTATATTTATTAGTACCTTTTTTATGTCCTATAATAGTACATTCAGAATCAAATAACGGTTTTACTTTTAATAAATATCGTGAGCGTTTAGATTCATATGGACTATTAGGTGCTCTAAGCATGACTCCTTCTCGTTTAGATTCATATGGACTATTAGGTGCTCTAAGCATGACTCCTTCTCCTTTCACTTTTTTACTTGTTAAATGTGAAACCATCTTATTCATTTGTTCCACAGACTTAACTAATGTATGTTTGACTGCTACAAGTGGACATTCTTTTTTTTTACAAGCGATTTCAACTAATTTATGTACATATTCAATTCTTTTTTCAAATGGACCTTTTATATTTGGAGCATCAAATATATTGTATTTAACATTTAATTTTCTCCATTCTTCATCATCTGGTGGTCCAGAATCTTTTCCCCTACCACTTCTAAATATACCACATTTTTCAAAACTGTCTCGACCTAAATATAATTCGCCATCTAAAGCAACCTTTTTTGGAAACCATTCACTAAACCAAGATGGTGTGACAAATATGTTTCCAGCTTTGGATCTAAAACATTCTCCATCCCAAATTGCTCTATATCCATCAAATTTTTCAGACATCCACCATCCAATAGGAGCTTGAACCGTTCCTTTTGGTGGGGTATTTATTTTTCCAGTTTTAGGTTCTTGAAATGTATGTGCCAACATAACCCCATTTTGTTCTACATCCCATACTACATTTTTACCAGTTGCACAACTTACACTTGATTTAGATTTTACTTTAAATTTACGTTTACCTTTTAATGTTCGTATATTTTGTTCCAATTCATTTGCCTCTTCAACCAATTTTGTAATATGTTTTAATTCTTTTATACATTTTCCAGATATCATATCACACGTTTCGCCAGTTTTACATTTTTTAACACATTTATGGGTTACTGGATGACGAGATTTACATATTTTACATTTAGGAACGCATTTATGAGTTATCGGATGTTTTTCTTTCCCAATTGGACATTCATATGTATTATTTGGATTAGATATCGATGTTGAGACTAGTTTCTTTCCTGATGCTGGTTTCTTTGTTGATACTAGTTTCTTTCCTGATACTGGTTTCTTTGTTGAGACTGGTTTCTTTGATGATACTGGTTTCTTTGATGATACTGGTTTCTTTGTTGATACTGGTTTCTTTGTTGATACTGGTTTCTTTGTTGATGATAATGTATCACATTCAGTACCATTACACTTAACCCATTTTTGAGATTTTCCAGATGGTCTAACCTGCCAATATTTTCCATCTTGTCCTTTTTTAATAGTATTTACATTACATTCATTTGCTGGTATAGGAGGACTTGGACGTGTCATGTATTTTGGCTTTGAACTTGGTAAACAGTCCATTATATAATAATATAATATAATAATTATATTTATGATTTAATGAAAATGAATTAATGAAAATTATTTGAATTATGTATCAAGCGACTATATTTATACCTTCTTTTGCTGCTGCCTTTATTTCCTCCCCTATATTCTCTTTTAGTTCAGATTTCATTTTTTTTTTAGCTTCTTTAGTATTACTATTGTACATTTCAAGAATTTCTGGGTCGTTTATATCACGCTTATAGACGTTCTTTAAGTGTTGTATTCTACTAGTATATTCATTAATACTTGTCCCATAAAATTTTCTCGCTTCTGCTGATAATCGTAAATATGTGTCTCTTATTTGATACCAATCATCTGAATCATCAGATGTTTCCATATAACATTTTCCTATAGGCGAATTACTATCCCATTCTTCAAAACTAGTATACTTATTAAAATTTCCAGGACTTGTAATACATTTTATTTTTTTAACTATAATTTTTTTCTTTCCAGTTTTTTTAACCACTCTCTGACCTTTTTTTTTTTTTGAGTTAACCATTGGTGGTCCAGAAACAACAGTTTTTTCGGTTGATACACATTTTCCAAGAACTCTACCTTTTTTAGGTATCCATTTACAACCAGCTTGTTCGGCACATTTAGGAACTTTTCCTTTTTTATAACCTTTACAAATATCTTTTTTCATTGATCCTCCATGATTAAATTTGAATTTTTTCCGAACATTTAACTTATTAGAACGCATATATAAATAGAATATAAAATAAAAAATAAATTAATATTATATGTTATCGTATATTTATGAATTATATAATAGTTATTTATCCAATACTAAATTCTATTATTTATCATTGATTAAAGAAGATGATGGTAGTTATAGTATTCATGGTTTATGGCCGCAATATTCGTTGAATTCTTATCCATCGTATTGTAAAACGGTCAATTTTAGTATAGAAAAATTAAATCCTATAATGGATAGATTAAATAAATATTGGTATTCATCAAAAGGATTAAACGCAGATTTTTGGAAACATGAATATGAAAAGCATGGATCGTGTGTGTTTGTACCAATGACGGAATTAAGCTACTTTAAAAAGACAATTGAATTGTATGAATATTCATTAGTAAATAATATAATCAAACGATATTCAGAAAAAAATCCCGAATTAATCAAAATATTAATACCATTTGATACAGAGTTTAAATATATAGGTGCGTAGAAAATGTATTTATTTTTTATTTATTATTACTATAAAATGAAGTTAGTATATTTTAATGGTCGTGGATTAGCTGAAACAAGCCGATTATTGTTAGCATTAAATAATGTTGATTATGAAGATTATAGATATCCATTAAAGGTTATTGATTGGGCTACACACAATATGGAAAAAGTTGAATTTGAAAATGATAAAAAAGACGGTAAATTAGTACATTCCTTAAACAAAGTACCATTTTTAGAAGTAGATGGTAAAGTTCTTGCACAATCAAAATCGATTGAACGGTTTTTAGCACATAAATATAATATGATGGGTGATACACCATTAGACGCAGCTCGGATTGACAGTGTTTGTGAATGTGTGCGTGATTTTAAAGATGCGTATCAAAATGTTAGGAAATTGTCCACCGAAGAAAAAGATGCTGGTATGAAAGAATGGTTTTCTGAAACATTAGTGGAAAAATTAACATTATTGGACAATATGTTAGGTCATGAAGATAGTAATTTTTCGGTTGGAACTAAAACCAGTTTAGCTGATGTTGTTTTATTTTCATTTATTACACAATTTTTCGATAATAAAGAAGGGGCATTATCGGCGACAGATAATCTTAAACTAAAAAATATAGTGAGAAATGTAGGAGAATTGAATGAAATTAAAAAATGGATTAGTTCAAGGCCAGAAACACCTTTCTAATAATCGCAAATTATTCTCTTTTACGATTCATGTATCCCATAATTCCATCACCATAATCAATTACATTTGTATAACCATTTTTAAAAAGCGCATTTGCTAACATATGTCCAGCATCGCAGTGTTTATCGTAACAATATACTATGATAGGTACTTCTGTTAATTTCAATTTATTTTTTTTGATTAATGCTTGTATTGGTTTATGTGATTTAATCATGTGTTTTATACTATTGTTTAATTGAGTTTCTGACATTGATTCAGCATCTTTGTAATGTAAATTAAACGAATCTGGAATGTGTGTTTTTGTGTAATAATCTTTGCTTAACGCATTAATAACGAGTCTATCTTTTTTTTGTAAATGGTGGTGTAAATTTCGTTTTGATATATTACACAATACATTTTGTGTAAAAATATTAGTATTCCATTTTGTCATTTTTTTGTCGGATATCAGAATATGAATATGAGACATATAAGACACCCCTTGATCTTTATATGGTTGTGGACAATCTACATTTACTAAACATTTACCATTATTATCGAGACGCATTAATCCATTATTCACACTTTTTATATATGAATCTGGATATTCTAAATTCAAATTATTAAACATATTTTTACTACCCCAATAATATATTAAATGATTCGCATATTTTTTTCCAACATCAATTTCCAATTCTTGTGAACCCTCTCTTTCTCCTAATATAGGTAATGGATGTGGGAAATTTATCCATTTTTCATCATTTTCGGTAAATAAATTCAATCCTTTTTTTTCAACATTTTTACATGTGTCGCATAATTTATATGACATATATTATAGTTAAATATTTTAATTAAATTTCATTAATTAAATTTCATTAATTCAACCATCATAATATTTAAACATTTATGTAATTCATCAATAGTGATATCTCCTATATTTCCAATTCTTATAATATTTGGTTTATTCAATGGTGTTGGATATAATACAATATTATGTATTCTTAGTCTTTTAGAATAGGTATCAAAATCAAAATTAGTAATATAGTCTGGTATATAATATGTTGAAACGATTGGTGAATTTATTTCTTTATCTAAATAGGGTACAAATCCTATATCAGTTAATGTATTGTAAATAATAGTATTCATTTTTGTATAATGTTCATATCTTATTTGAATCCCACCATTCAAAATAAGTTCATCCAAAGATGTATTTAACGAATTAATAATTTGAACTGGTGGTGTAAATCTAAATTGATTTTCATTTTCTAAATCAATATATTGCGAATAAAGGTCTAAACTTAGTGAATTATTAGTATCTTTACATTCTATTAAAGAATCTTTTTTAGAAATAACAAAAGCTAATCCTGGATGACTATGTAAACATTTATTAGAGCTCCCTACTAAATAATCTATATCCAATCCATCTATATCAATTGGTATTCCACCATAAGAGCTAATAGCATCCAATATTATTTTTTTGTTGTATTTTTTTGCGATTGGAATTATACTATCAATTGGGTTCATAATACCAGTTGTAGTTTCATTATGGACCAGAGCAACGTGTGTTGAATCGCTATTTTTAATAGTTTCTTCCACTATTGATGGTGATATTTGTGTATTACTTTCGAATGATACATAATCATTCAATTTATTATGAATACTACACAAGTCTTTTAATCTGTCACCATAAATACCATTTGAAAAAACACTTATTTTAGATTTAGATGGTAACGATGAAATAACGGATTCATTTCCATAAGTGCCTGATCCTTGAACTAATATTGATGTGTATTTATCTTTATTTGTGTCGCTAATAAGTAACAAGTTTTTTCTAACAGATTTAATAATTGATGTAAATATAGGTTCTCGTGCAGAATAATCAATGGTTAATTTAGATTTAACACGAGGTGAAGTGGTTAATGGACCAGGAATCAATAATATATTTCGAAACATATATTAATTAAAAAGAAAGTTATTAAATAAAAATAATTATTGTATTTTTGTTTCAGATNGACCTAAAGAACANTTATCATTAAAGTTTAGTAATTCACCATCTAAAGAGAAATCGGATGGGCGTAAAATAGACCAATCGGTTTGTTTTTGTAATACTCCACATTTTGTATAAATATATCCAACTAATGCACTACACCAAAATCTATCCGTTTTTTGGGGTTCTCCATCTTTCCTAAAGAAAGCCATTATCCAATCCTTTGGAATAACATCATATGGCTTATTGTATACTGTTGAATGAACTTTTTTAAGATTTCTTTCTGAAAATAAAATAGGATCACAGTTTATTTTCCGAACAATCACATTTGATCCTTCAAAATTTTTGAGAATTTCATGTATTGGGGTTATTTGTACGCCTAATTTTAGTTCGCCATCTTGTGGGTCATATTCTCCTTCCCAACCAGATTCCCATACATAAATTCCTTTTAATGTTGGGTCAATAAATGTTGGGTCTTTTAAAATCATCCCAATATGACTGTAGTTAGAATGTGTAGCATATTCAATTAAACTAGAAAAATATTGTAACCATCCAGTTTTATGTCCAGTAAAAAAAATTAAATCACCAGTTTTCAAATCATCCATATAAATATAGTAATTATATTATTCTTGAAGTAAAAATTTGTTTTTTATAATATTAAATAATTCAAATGCCTCATCAGGACTATACAATTTATATTTTATTATTTTATTTTTGTAATATATTATAAAACAGTCGTGAATATGACCAACTTTACTTATAAAATCAAATTTGAGTTGTTTTGTAAAAAATAATCCACGTACAATTAATCTATCGGAGTCAATGATTAATTTATAATGTATAAAACTATAATTCATACTTTTACATTTATAACTATACTTAAATTGATAACGACATAATGGACATATTTTTTTTCGTTCAAACCATGTATTAATACATTCTGTATGAAAATAATGTCCACAAATTAATTTTTCGGTTTTTCCAATCAATAATGTATCTAAGCATATTGAACATTCACCATCCATATTAAAATATAAAAATATTTATTTTATTATTTTTATACTCTTAATTAGAATAAGCTA